ATGAAACTATTGCGAAAAAAACAACAAGTACCAGCGCGTCGTAGCAGTCTGGTTGTTCGAGAGGGGCGAGCAAACGCCGATTCTCTTGATGAGCGCTACGCTTTTCGACGTAACAGGACGTTGACAGGTAGCTTATCGTCAAATGTTTCCAGCGCCAGCGAGTCTTTTAATGAGCTACGTTCAGCTCGAGTCCAGGCGCACGATCTCAGACGTCATCGTCGTAAGTTATTCGGTGTATGGTTGGGTGTTAGTGTGGCTACTTTGCTTTTGGGTTATCTGCTGTATGAGTCCATCGCGTTGCCAAACGTGCGTTTTCAGGAGGCCGTCGTTATCCAGCCGGAGGATAAGTCTCTTTATGAAAAGAAAATCCAGGAATACTTGAACGCACATTTCTTTGAACGAAGCCGACTAACGCTAAATGTTAAAAATCTAGCCATTTATCTGCAGACACATGGCGCACCAGAGGTAGAGGAAGTTTCATCTAGTTTGTCGTTCGGCGGCCTGGGTGTTAGTACGATATCATTAAAAGTACGTAAGCCGGTCGTTAGCTGGAAAACGGGAGATGTTCGGCTGTACGTGGATCAAAAGGGTATTGGATTTGAGAAGAACTATTATGACGCGCCAACCGTTTCGGTGCTTGATCAGACGGGCGTCCAGACTCGTAATAATCGTATTTTAGCAAGCAACCGATTTCTAAGTTTTATGGGGCGACTAATTGGTAGACTTGCTGAGCAGGGCTATCGTGCTACTCAAGTCGTTCTGCCAGAAGGTACTACGCGTCAATTGTTGATGTCAGTTGACGGGGTGCCGTACCCAATTAAATTCTCAGTTGATCGTCCGGCAGCGGCTCAGGCCGAGGACGCAGCCCGATCGATACGGTACCTTTTGGCTAGTGGAATTAGCCCTACATACCTTGATGTGCGAGTTAGTGGAAAGGCTTATTATAAGTAGCTGGATCTGGGGCGAGAGACTAAACGTACACCCTTGCCGATTGGTAAATGTTCTATTTTTGTTCTAATTATCAACAAATTTACAAAAATATATTTAGCATATTAAAATAGGGAAATTGCAAATTGTCAAAAAAAGCAGGGAAAAATGATAGGGGGTAATAAAAATTCAAAAAAGCAAATATATGTCACATAAGTCGTGAAAAATCAAATATATCGTTGTGGAAAACTATATAGACGGTCGGTCTGCCAGACATTAGTAGACGCCAAGAGTATTCCAGAAAAGAACATATGTATGATCTACGAGCTTTCTCAGAGTAAGCTAAAGTTATAGTGCTGCGCAAGCTTTGAGTGGTAGAGGTATCGGGTAAGCAGCAAACTCCCCTATATGATTCATATATGCAAAATTAGCATTCAGGCTAGACGTATGCTGATTCATCTTTTGCGTTTATATTTAATGTCTCAAAAGGTATATTGTGCGACGTCTATTCACAAATAAAAAATAACTCTATATAATTCCCCTCATCAATTTAAATAAGGAATGTTATGAATCCTAATTCACAAACAACCACCCTACCCGACAACCTAATATCACGTTTCAGTCGCATATACATTGATGAGCGTCAGTTCACTGACGACTCAGGCAAAGTCGTCAAATATGACCGTCTCGTTCTTGAAGGCACGCTGAACGATGTTCCATTTTTGTTCGAGTACAAGCTAGACAAAAAGGATAAGGTTATTATGACCCTGCTTGATCAAGCAACAGGATCTATCTAAGGATAAAAATCGATATGGAATCAGCAAAGATTAATTTCGCGCAAGCAATAATCACTGTGATAATTGAATTATCACCAGTATTGCTGGTTCTTTGTTTTATTTTTATTATCTTTAGCTGGCTGAGAGTCCTTATTGATTCTATGTCAGGACGGGGGCTATGATGAACTACAATCCTACTATTTTAACCTCTGATCAGCTAGCAATAGCTCCAAGCAATGTTATTTTAGCTGGAATATATGAATATATTGTGGCTGCTACTTCCCTATTTTTTGCTATCGTCATAATTTACTGGATCATCCGATTTTTACAGTGGTTTTTACCTAAATACTGGTATAGGAGTAAACATAATGAGAGTAAAAATTAAACGATGTGGTTTATTCGCTCTCTCGTTACTTCTATCATCTACAGGCTTATCCGTCCTGTTATCAAATTCGTCGTACGCTACTTCAATCTACGATAACGTTTATCAGACGACAGATGACCTCAACGTTTATTACGAAAAAGGCTACTCCTCTAGCCTGCCGGATCTTGAAGGACGAAAAGTCGATTTTAAAACTTCTTATTATGATTACATAAGTAAGCCCGAAAACTACAAGTGGAATAGCTACAAAAAGGAATATCTCGATTCGTTCAAAACTGCGCTTGAAAAAGGCTCATGGTTCGTTTCTATGCAAACTTCAAAAAGTAACGGTAAAGTATCGAGATTATTTCAACTTTTTTGGCGTGCGGACGGAGATTTTAAATTAAGTTGGCGCAATAACATGTTAACAGTCAACGCAACTCACAATATAACTATAAGCTATTCCAGTAACTGGCCAGACAAGCCGTTTACCCCATACGTTATTGCTCGCGAGATAAATACAGACAGCATCGTTTCCTCTTCAGATGGTGCTTATGCTAACGTCTTTTTAACTCAACACTCAGGCCGTATTGATTATCCAGAGGGTTATGAGGGAAAACGTATCATTGCCGACATTAAAGACCGTAAGCAAATTAGGCCTCAATTTACCTATCAGCTTCATGACCGTTCGATAACCGCACATGATTATGCTCAAGATTTGCCAACTTTTGAGCCTGAACCTGGTTATAATGTCGTGAGTTATGAAGTTCAGTGGTCACTCTTTAAGTGCGATGACAAAGGCTATGACTCAAAACTAAACATATGTAATGGTTCACCTGTTCAGGTCGGTTATTCTATTGTGCCACAAGACCAAGACTTTACTACTTCTGTTGAGCAGTACGGTGATTATTTTTTGGCTGCTAAATATCAAGTTCAGCAGTGTTATCGTTACCCCTCCTATCCAGCCACTCCAGATCATTGTTTCTATGTTGACTTAGGTGTCAAGTTTAAAGATTATGATTTTACAAAAACTGAGATTCATCTAATTATTGACGGTCACTCTGAAACAGGCGACACATCTCAATTGCGATGCGGTATCGATGGCAAGTGTATAGTTCCTGAAGTTACTTGTGACAATCAACTTTTTATACAAAAGTTGGCCTGTGAGTTTAATAAACTCTCAAAATTTGGCTTATTCAACCCAATGCTACAATCTCTTATCAGTCTTTTTAAGTCGCTAACTGTTTCCGCCACACCATCCTGTCGCCTAAGCATAAATGACATCATTATATTTAATAAGAAATTTCCTACTAGCGAGTATAGCGCCTGGGTTTGTCAACAATCTCTCCTATTCCGTCAGAAGTTTCCCGTCATAAGTATATCTGTGAATTTCATGTTAGCTATGACAGCCGTTTATGTTTTCATTCGTATATATAATAGCTGGTTAGACGATAGAGATAATGATCTTATTAAGGGTGTAAAGTGATGAATATCCGCGACATCATACATATTATTGCTACCATTCTTATACTGCCCCTCCAGATAGTTTTAGTCCCGATAGACCTCATATTTGCACAGATTCCAGGAATTGGTGTAATTCCGTCTGCTGTGCGTTCAATTCTTGCATTTGTTGGCTCAATTCCAGAGACAATAGTATATCTATTTGGAATTTACCCATTTCTCTGGAATTGTATATTTTTAACGTTTACGCTTTACATTACTGCATCTCCTGCAATTCAAATTATAAAAAAATTGTGGGCGTGGATAAGGCCATAGTCATGTGTGAAAGCTCGTTACACCATTTTAAACAGTCAATGGTTTTATACGTTTGTGGTTACTACGTTTATTCTTTCAGATGTGTTTACTGTAATTTCGAGGTACAAAATGTCATTAAAAATTGACTTTAAAAGCTTTTTTAAGCCACGTAGAAAGCTAAAAAACGGCTTTCCTATCGGAATGGTTTTGTTCACGGGCAAACAGGGCGGCGGCAAGAGCTTATCTCAATCTCGATATATGCGAAAATTACAGCTAAAGTGGAATGCTCGTGTGTATAGCGCGACTGATTACGTTTATGCTGACGACATCATTCAAGAGACTGAAATAGCTGAAAAGATTCTGACAAAGCGTCAGTCTCGTCCAACCATTTTTGCTCTCGATGAAATTCAAGTTCTATTAGAGCGTGATAACACCGATTCTTATACCCGCTCGCAAATGCGCAAAGCCATCCAACAACAGCGTAAGCGCAATACTAGTATTGTTGGCACGTGTCAAGAATTATTAGATCTTGACACTATTTATCGTCGACAACTTGCGTATGTCGTGCGTTGTTTCCATTTTGGCCCTATCCAGATGGAACTCTGGCTAGATGGTGCCTCACTTAAATTTGACGACAATCTAAATAAATATACAGGATCTCTTGTAGATATCTGTATATGGAAGCGCCATAACGAGATCTACGATCTTTATGACACGTTTCAGGTTGTCGGTGAAAATCAGGGGGTCGCGCCCTCTAACAATGCGAGAAAGGAAAAAATACATGTCTGCTGAACAAATTACAGCGCTGACAGGGGCTTTTAATCCAGCTCAGCTAGTTGACACGTTTGTGAAGTTCGGTCCATTTATTATGGTGATTGCAGGTACTATTCTTGCAGTTTCGCTTGCTAAATGGGGCGTTCGAACGCTTCGACGTAAGCTTTCAGGTGGTGTAGCTTAAACCTGATACGCGCGACGCGGACGCTTCCACCACACGGAAGCGTCGCGCGTGCCGAGACGCGCCTTGGCGCGATGAGGCTACTTGAAACCAGAACACTTAACCGTTCTTTTTAGGGGTAATAGGAGCGTCAATCACATGCATAAAATTCACGATACTATTAAGGAGTATCCAGCTATGTACAGAGTAACTATATATAAAACCCCTATAGATTTAAAAAAGAGAAAAACAAAAAAACAAAAAATAACAATTTCTCAAAATGACGAGAGTTTATTGGTCTCAGTGAGACGCACAAGACGTACAATTCAAGATTACGTACACTGCAATGATTTTAACTTATTTGTTACCTTTACGTTTTCTCCGAAAAAGGTAAACAGGTATGATCTTGATATGTGTTATATCAAGATGCAAAGTTGGTTAGAACGTCAGCGTCGAAAATCTCGAGATTTTCGATACCTAATAGTTCCAGAAAAACACAAAGATGGTGCTATACACTTTCATGCTCTCGTGGCCAGCGCCCCATTCACCATGAAAAAAACGACTGTTATTCAAAATAATAGACGTGTGTATAATGTCACTTCTTTTCGCTACGGCTTCACTAACGCTCAACACGTCGACGACGATGACAAGCAAAAAGTTGCTAACTATATAGCTAAATATATCACTAAAGACATGGTTTTGATCTCAAATCGAAAACGCTACTGGTCATCGCGTAATTTACGCAAGCCTTTAAAATATCATAATTGTCTATATGATATTTTTGGTCTAAGCCATAAGATTGATGAGTCTACTTTGGTGTCGTCAACAGATTATAATGTTACTTATGAGATTCCGAAATATCTTCTTTAGAAAACTTTTCGATCAGCTCGCGTATCTTACTTAACTGCTTATTGTTATCCCAGTATATTGCAACAACCCAAGCTAGGAATGTTGCAATAGCAACAAATAAAACTATTTTTATTTGACCGTCTGTTGTTGATAAAAATTCTGCTAGTTTTTCCATAATGCCATTTTAGCAGACCCGTGTTGTAAAAAACAAACACTTGCAAAAAAATAAGTATTATTTTATCCGCCTCTATAAAATATACTTTATTTTGCGACATATTTGACAAATACAAGGTATATTGTGCGACGTTAAGTCTATGGATAAAAATTGATTAGTTTTATTTCGTAAGTTAGTTATGTGCGGTCCCTTTCTTTTGTGTGGCCGGTCTGATTTTTATGATCCCCTTTTTTGGACGTTTCCTTTAGTCCTTTTGAGCCTGCGTAGTGATTGAAATCTTTGTACTTTTTGAAAGTTTTAGGTCTATATGGTTTTTCTACAATCAAAAATGTATCTACAGAAATAAAATATTGTATGTTCTATTTTTGTGCTATAATGTTTTCTGACTTATTTATAATATGAAAGATGGCCCATAGAACAATGTCTACGGGCCATCCGCACATACTACCTCCGACGACGCTTACGACGTTCCTCTGACATCTCCAGGGAGATGTTGCATCTCCCTGGGGTGTATTCCAGTAGATTGTCGATAAGCCGCAGCGCCAGATTATACGCACGATGACCGTGCGCTATGAACTGGCAATCTCTTATGTCGCTGGGGTTTAGACGTATAACCAAACTTGCCGAGCGATTCCGTCTGCTGCTTTTAACGATATGTAGCAGCACATCGTCGCCCTCCTCCTCTATGGTAACCGCGTGGCCGCAGAGGCTCGCTAGTGCCTCGGCTAGCGGGTTGTCGTAAGTTGTCAT